AAAAAAATTAAGTTTTTGACTAAAAACTTGATATTTATATATAGTTAATAAAGTTATAACATAAGGAGTTATATAATGGCAAAATCAGACGAAATTAAATTCACAGATGAAGAGTTAAAATCCCTATCGGAGTTAAGAGATACTTATGCAGCAATCCAAAATGACTTTGGTGCAGTTAAAGTAAGAAAAGTTCTTTTAACTCAACAACTTGATTCTTTGGAAGAAACAGAAGTTCAGTTGGAAGCAAAGTATACTGAAACTCAAACTACAGAACAAGAACTTGTGAAAACTTTGAATGAAAAGTATGGTCCAGGTAATCTTGACCCACAATCAGGAGTATTTACACCAGTAGAAACACCTGCAACTGATTCCAGTACAGAAAAAACTTCCTAATATATAAAAAAAATTATCAGGTTGACCCATTTTGGGAATTTCAACTGATATTTATTAATCGAAGTATATCGTTCCGATATATATAATTTATAAACCTTATTAGGAGAATAAAATGGCTGAAAGAATAGTAAGTCCTGGAGTGTTTACAAGAGAAAAAGACTTATCCTTTCTTCCACAAGGTATTGCTGAAATTGGTGCAGCTATAATTGGTCCAACAAAGAAAGGGCCAGCATTTGTACCAACTCAAATCTCAAGTTTTGGGGAATTTCAGAATGTCTTTGGAGATGTGGATAGTCGTTTCTATGTACCCATGACAGTTCAAGAATATTTGAGAAATGCACCTTCTGTTACGATAGTTCGTGTATTAGGTTTAGGTGGTTATCAACCAAGTTCAATACGATTAAGTTTAGTAGCAGCTGGAACAGCTGCTGGTGGCGGAACTCGTGTTGCTGCAGTATTACACCCTTCAAGAGCTAATAGTTCATTAGATTTGGGTGCAGCTGCAATGACAACAGTTGACGCAAGTGCAAATTGGAATGCAACTACACTAACAATTAATAGTGTTGCGAAAACAATTTCATTTGATACTGGTTCAGATAATTACATAACAAAAGTTTTTGGGTCAGACCCACAAACAACAAACACAAATGTATATGTGTATAAAGAATACAAACAATATGTATCAAGTTACGGATTTGATGCAAATGTAAGTTGTAGTGCAGCATCTGCATCATCTGGTGAAGATTTCACTCATGATTATGCAGTAGCAACCACACCTTATATTATATCACAATTAAGTGGTGGTGGAAGAAAGAATCTTTTTAAAGTTAACACTCGTTCACATGGTTCGGATGTTACTTCAGAGTTCAAAGTTGGAATATCAGATTTAACTGCAGCAGGAAATGTTCCTGGTAGTGATTATGGTTCATTCGCACTTCATGTGTTGAAAAATAATCCAGGTGAAACTGATGATGGTACAGTACTTGAATCATTTACTAATTTAAACTTTGATCCAGATTCAAAACAATTCGCACCACGACAAATTGGTGATAGATATGTAACAATTGATTCAGAAGGCAAATTAACACACAATGGTGATTGGCCAAATCAATCTGTTCACATTTATCTAAGTGATTGGGAATCAAACCTTGAAGGTATTAATGAAGCATTAATTCCACATGGGTTTGCAGCAGCAACTAATCCTACACTTGGAACTTCAACAGTACCAAGTGCAAGTTTCGTAACTGCACAGACTAATACTCTTGGAGTTTTTGATCAAAATGTATATTATGGTTGGGATTTCGCAAACGAAAATAACAAACAATATCTAGCACCATCACCAGCAAGTGCAGGTTCAGGAGAGAATGCAGCATTTTCACTTGAAAATATGTTAGGACATGCATCTGCAGGTTCAATTGGGGATACACAAGAATCAGTTGCAGATGAAGCAATTACACTTGCATTATCTGCTAAAGCACAGAGAAAATTCGTTGTTCCATTTCAAGGTGGATTTGACGGACAAGACCCTTCAATATTAAAAGCAACAGGTACTAATATCGTTGCAACAAATACACAAGGACTTGATTGTAGTGGTGCCGCAAAGAGTGGTTCTAAGGCATACGAAAGAGCAATTAATGCTGTAAGTAATCCAGATGAATATGATATTAATTTAATGGCAACACCTGGTGTTATCCATGAATATCACTCTTCTGTTACGAAACACGCAATTAGTAAACTCGAATCTCGTGCAGATGCTTTTTATGTTATTGATGGTTCAAGATATGGCCGTTCAGTAGCAAATGCAGTTAGTGATATAAAAGCACTTGATACGAATTATGCAGCAACTTATTATCCTTGGGTCAAAATAGTTGATACTTCGAATAACAAACCAACCTGGGTTCCGCCTTCGGTTGTTCTACCTGGTGTTATTGCATATACCGACCAAGTAGCTCACGAATGGTTCGCACCTGCTGGTTTAAATCGTGGTGGATTAGGAAGTGTATTAGAGGCACAAACAAGACTAACACATACAGAAAGAGATGACTTGTATGAAGGTCGTGTTAACCCAATTGCTTCTTTCCCAGGACAAGGAGTTGTAGTGTTTGGACAAAAAACATTACAGGGAAAACCATCAGCTCTTGATAGAATCAATGTACGAAGACTATTAATTAGACTTCGTAAATTCATTGCTTCATCTTCAAGATACTTGGTGTTCGAACAAAACACAGCAGCAACAAGAAACAGATTCTTAGGAATAGTTAATCCATTCTTAGAATCAGTTCAAGCTAATAGTGGTTTGTCAGCATTTAAAGTAGTGATGGACGATTCTAACAACACACCAGATGTTGTTGATAGAAATGAGTTGAGAGGACAAATCTTCATTCAACCTACAAGAACTGCAGAGTTCATTGTGTTGGATTTTGTTGTTCAACCAACTGGGGCAGCATTCCCTGAGTAAGTTTAACTTATAAAAATACTGTCTTATAAAGAAGAGCCCACATTCAAATTTGAGTGTGGGTTTTTCATTTCTGAGGAAAAAGTCAAAAAGTCGGGATGTCTCAAATTCTTTTTAGGGTAATTTTTTACTCTATAGAAAAAACTTCTAAAAAACTTCGAATAATGATGTATAATTATAATGTATGTAGTTTCATTTTTTTTAGATTTTTGATATTTATTATCGAAGAAAAATTAACGGCAATTAATTTAGGAGAATAAAATGGCCGACATACTATCAGCAGACGAAATCTTTTTTACACCGTTTGAACCGAAAACTAAAAATCGTTTCGTCATGTACATTGACGGAATACCTTCTTATTTTGTAAAGACTATGAATCGTCCACAAATTACTTTTGAAGAAGTTGAATTAAATCACATTAATGTTAAAAGATTCATCAAAGGTAAAGGTACATGGGAGCCATTAGAAGTAACTCTATATGATCCAATCGTTCCAAGTGGAGCTCAAGCAGTAATGGAATGGGTAAGACTACACCACGAATCAGTAACAGGTCGTGATGGATATTCAGATTTTTATAAGAAAGAGATTAAATTTAATCTTTTAGGTCCAGTAGGTGATAAAGTTGAGGAATGGGTATTGAAAGGTGCTTTCATACAAACCGCTAACTTCAACGATTTAGATTTTGCTAATGGAACTGATGTCGCTGACATATCGTTAACACTTCGTTACGATTGGGCAGTACTCTCGTTCTAATACTTATAAGGAAGATATTATGAAATTTATAAAAGAGATGTTATCAGATGATGCTAAAATCTCAAGTAAAAGGTTTATCGGCTTTGCATCATTCTTTATGTTAGTTTTGTCGTGGGGTGCAAATACATTTTTTGGTTTTGATATCAAAGAACAAATACTTGAATGTTTTATGTACATTTCAGTAGTAGGATTAGGTGTAACAGCCGCGGAGAAATTTGCAACACCAAAATAAATTACATTTTTGTAAAAGAAAACAATAGTTATTATTATAATGGTTTTAAACACATTTCATAGGAGATAAAAATGGCTGAAAATCAGTACGATTTTCCGACCGAAGTTTTGGCTCTACCATCAAATGGTTCACTCTATTCAGAGGATAGTCCACTTCGTTCAGGAACAATCGATGTCAAATATATGACAGCAAAAGAGGAAGATATTTTAACTTCCACAAATCTAATTGAAAAGGGAGTAGTAATAGATAAACTTTTAGAAAATATTATCGCAGACCCTAAAATTAAATTAGATGATTTACTAATTGGTGATAAAAATGCACTTATGGTAGGTACACGAGTATTAGGATATGGTAAGGATTATACAGTAATAATTGAAGACCCTGATACAGGTCTTGAGGTAGAACATACTTTTGATCTAACAGCGTTAAAGAATAAAGAAATAGATGAAAAGGTATTTAAAAGTGCAAAAGAAAATAAATTTTCATTTACTTTACCTAATACTAAAAAGAAAATTGAGTTTAAATTACTCACACATAAAGACGAGAAAGAAATTGAAAAAGAAGTTAAAGCATTTGATAAGTTATCAAAGGTAACTGGAGTATCAAATGAATTAACAACTCGTTTAAAGAAACAAATTATTTCAGTTGATGGTGAAACTGAACGAAAAACTATTAATAATTTTGTTGATAATCAGTTCTTATCATTAGACACAAAAGCATTTCGTAAAAAATATAATTCGGTAACACCTGATATAAATTTTGAATGTGAATATGAAAGTCAAATAGGAGAACTCCATACGGTGAATATACCGATAGGAGTACGATTTTTTTGGCCTGAGTCCGAATTATAAAAAAGAACTTCACGAAGAAATTTACAATATAATTTATCATGGAAAGGGATTCACCTTTTCCGAAATTTACACTATGCCAGTATATTTAAGGAGATTTTACCTTAAATTATTAGTTGATACTCGGCAAAAAGAAAACGCAGAAATAGACAAACATCAACCTAAGCAAAGGTTTCAAAAATCTTAGTATTTGATATTTATTAATGATAAAACCCATCCAATTTAATAGTAAGGAATTTCATTATGAAATATAAATTTAACGAGAATTCAAAGAAGGTATTACATAAACTTCATAAAGAAGGCATTTTATCATCTTTTGTAAAATCTATTGAAAAGTCAATTAGAGGGCAAAGTGATAGAGATATAGAAAAGATGATGAAAAAGAAGCATGCACAACATGCAAAGTTTGTAAAACAGATTAAAAAAGACCCAGTAGCGGCAGCCGATCAAATTCTTAAAGATTTAGGCTACTAAAATTTAACTAACAAAAAAAGTAAACAATTATGGCTCTAACACCCAAAGAACTGAAATCACTTAAAGATTTAACTAAGAAAAGAGTTGAAATGGAAAAGATGATTACTGAAGAAACTGCAAAAGCTGCTGAGAAAACAGGTAAAGCTTACGAAGCTCATAAGAAATACTTAAAGAGTAAGGGTGAAGAGCTTAAGTTATTAAAAAAACAGGAAAAGTCAGCTAAAACAATTTCCGATTCAGCTGAAGAATTAATAGAAATTGGTGATCAATATGCAGCTAAACAATATGATATAGCAGCTTCTCAAGAGAAACAAAAAAAGTTGGCGAGGGCGATGAAAAAACTTCAACAGGATAATTCAAAGATGTCCGACAAACAATATAAAACAGCAGCAAAGAAGTTTTCAACCCAACAGGATATCTTAAAAACAAACCAAGAAATAGCATCAGAAACTCAAATTCAGAATGACTTACAAGATAAATTACTTGGTAACTTAGGTTTGAGTGTAGGTGCTATGTCAAGTATGGTTGCTCAGGCTAGATTATTTGTAAAAGCTATGTTCAAGAATCCAATTATTTTAATGTTGGCTTCTTTAGTGGCTGTTGTTAAAATACTTGGTATGGGAGTTAAACAAGCTTTTGATTTTCAAGACGAATTGGGAACTTCAGCTAACCAATCTATTAAGTTGGCTAAAGATTTGACTATGGTTAATACAACACTTTCAGTATTGGGAATCGATGGTACAAAAATTGCAGGAGAATTAGCAAATAATTTGGGTGGAATAGGTGCAGTTACAGAGGAAAATGTAGAATATTTTGGTTTGATGTCAAAATCACTTGGTGTCTCTTCAGAAACAGGTATTCAAGTTTTTAAAGCAATGGAATCAATTTCGTCAGCTGGTGAAGCGGGTGCAAAAGCAACCTTAGAATTTACAGCTGCGTTAGCAGAATCAAATAATGTTGCTCCTGGAGCTATTATGAATGACATTGCAGCAAATACAGAAATGTTTGCTGAGTTTGGTTTAGATGGTGGAAAAAATATAGCTAAGGCTGCAGTTCAGGCAAGAAAGTTAGGATTAAATTTAGCAACTACCGCTAAAATAGCCGATTCCTTATTAGACTTTGAATCTTCCATAGAGAAAGAAATGGAAGCCTCAATGTTAATTGGTAAACAATTAAATTATAATAAGGCTCGTGAACTTGCACTTAGTGGTGATATTGCTGGAGCAGCTGCTGATGTGGTAAAACAGATTGGTGGTAAAGCTGAATTAGAAAAAATGAATGTTCTTCAAAGAAGAGCATTGGCAGATTCAATTGGAGTTTCAGTAGATGAATTGAGTAAGTTGGCAGGTGGTAAGATGGAAGTAAAAGATGCCGACAAAGATATTAAAGAACAACAAAAGAATGTACAAGAAAACTTAGCAAATGCAACTGATACCGCACAAGTAGTAATGAAGGCGTTAATAATTGCGTTAGGAGTACTTACGACAGCAGTAGGTTTAAATACAGCTGCACAATTTATGGGATTAAAAGGGTTTTCTATGAAAGGCCTGAAAAGGGGTGGTACTAAGTTGGCAGGTAAGGCTGCTTTAGCCACCGCTGGTAAAAAAGCATTAACCAAAAAAGGTGGTGGTGCTGTAATGAAAAAAACTGGTAAAAAAGTTTATGGTGCGGCAGCCAAAGCAGCGGTTACAAAAGGAACTGCAAAAATAGCAGGTAAGTCCGTAATGAAAGGTGCTTTAAAGAAAATACCTATTTTGGGTGCAGTTGCTGGACTTGGATTTGGAATTAGTAGATTAGTTAAAGGTGATTGGGCAGGTGCATTAGGAGAAGTTGCTAGTGGAGCTGCTTCAATAATTCCTGGACTTGGAACGGCAGCATCTCTCGCAATAGATGCAGGATTAGCTGCAAGAGATATAAGTAAGGCGAATAAAGACGCTACTGAAGACATGACTACTATGGTTGATGAAGCTTCATCAAATGTCGCTGTTGCAACAGCTGATACAGATGGACAACAATTAATAGAAGAAAAAGTATCTTTACAAGATGAACAAGATGGAGATACAGTTAGAAGAATGTTAGAGATACAGGGTATGAGTGCGGATTCAATGAAAGAATACCAAGAGAAATCTGTGATATTGTTACAACAAATTATAGATGCAAACAACCAAACAGGTGTTAAAGTAGAGGGATTAACTAAGGAATAATAATGGCACTTATAGATATGATAACAGATATTACAAGTTTTGACTACTCAAAGGTAGGAGTGAAACAAGGTGAATATTTTGGTGAGGATAAGGCTACTGGGTTTACACCTAATCGTGTGGTAGGTGATGTAACTGAATATAAATCTTCAGTTTTTCCACCATTAGGAACTACAAATTATATATCTCCTGAAAATCCATTGGAAGATTTAGAAACTATTCATATATTGAATCCTGATGGTACAAATTATTTTACACCAGATCATAATCCATTGGTAAATCAAGGTGGTTATACACCAACCGCGGTAAATTATTTTGGAGATGAAAATCATCCAGGATTTAATCTTAATATTTCACATGGTGAAGATGTAGAATCACATTATATAATTGGTAGTGGTAATGATTTTAATTTTTCTGAAGGTTCATTTACTAATATGATTGACATGGATAGTAAATTTTCAACAGGAAACTTCGTATCAGATATGGTAGATACAGATTTTGATGTTGATAACTTTGGTAGTAATTTAATTAGTATAAATTATAGTAGAATACAAGGTGCTAGACAAGGTGATGCAACTAACAAACCAAATCTTGGAGATTTTGGTGAGAGTCATGAGTATGGAGTTGATGGTGAAGAGGGTAAATTTCATTCAGAACTTAGGTTAAGAGATATAGATAAACTTTATGAATTTAAAGGTGGTATGGCAAAAGCATTAAGAGAACCAAATAATTTTGGTTTTGATGAACCATTTATAGTTCACGATATTGGTGATGGTTATGATAGTATAGGTTTAGATGAGGGTATTTTCAGAGGTGGTTTGGCCTTAAATGTTGTTAGAACTGCAGAAGATGCAATTAGATTTACAAAATGGACATTAACACCAAGAGGTATCATTTGGAATTTGAAACAATTTGTTTTACAGGCTCAAAATCCTATATCAGCAAATAGAATATTTAATCCACTTGGAGTAGTTGGTTCAATTGTACCTGGACTTCATTTACCACGACATACTGATGGAACATTTTTAGATGTTAATGAACCACCTTCATATGATACAGACCCTAAAGGTAAAAACATAACAATACCAGAAGAAGAGGAAGAGGGTGGATTACTTGGTGCACTCGGTGGAGCACTATCTTCTTTAGGAATAGGTGGAGCAAGAAAAACAAATAGATTAGTTCAATTACATAAGTCAAGGATTGTAGATGATAAAGGTTCTACTGATGGTAATCCAATACTTGGTGCACTTGGGTTAGGTAATAATGAATTTGAAGACCCTAAACGAGTAGTAGATAGTACTAAGGGCCCATTTGGTGGTGAAATTCCTGTGGGAGATGATAGAGATATAACTTTCATAACAAAACAAACTAATTTAACAGACTTTAATAAAGATACTCATGGTCAAGGTTTTGTTGCGGGAATGAATGCTAATTTAAAAGACATGGAAACAATAGTTGGTACAGGTGATAGTCCAACATTTGAAGATGTTTCAAGTACTGTGGAACTAAGTGAAGTTAGTAAGAAGATATCACCTGATAAAAACAATAAAACTCTTGCTGATGAATATAATTTAGGTAAAGGATTAATATCTAAAGGTGATAAATTGTATGAAGTAGGAGTTTCAAATCAATTACAAGTTCCTTATGGTGGTAAGTTTGATAAGTTAAATTGGGCCAATACTGTAGATGGTACATTACCAAAAGATTTTATAAAATTTAGAATAAGAGATGCGGTAAATGGTAAGTGGTTAGTATTTCCTGCTCATCTCGGTACAATAACCGATACTGTTACACCAACATGGACTCCTGAAAAATACATTGGTAGACCAGATTCTATACATTTATATGGTGGTGCTGATAGAAGTGTTTCATTTGATTTTAAAGTAGCGGCATTTACTAAACAAGAAATACCAATCATTCAAGAGAAGATGAATTATTTAATGGGATTAGGTTATCCTACATTTAAAAAGATTTTAGATGATGATGATGAAGAAAGACCAGTAGCACCATACATTTATTTAACCATTGGAGATTTATTCAATAATACTCCAGGATATTTTAGTTCTATTGCAATCACAATGGAAGAGAATGCTACTTGGGAAATAGATGAAGGACATCAAATACCACAAGTGTTTAGTGTAAGTGTTGAGTTTGTTCATGTTGGTAAGTATTTACCACACACATTAGGTAAACATTATGAAGTGCCTTGGTTAAAGGATAACGGTGTGGGTAAAGGAAAGTTTGGAACATTTGAATCAGACCCACGAGATGGAAATACATCAAGACCTACGATTGATGGAACACATAAATGGAGTGAGGGTATACCATCATGAGTAGATATAAAAGTACTAAAATAGTTAAAGATAGAATAAAAAAGGATAAAGTTTTCGCAAGTACAGAATATCCTATTATAGAACGAAGAGATTCAGATATAACATATTATGTTAAATTTGATGACACCTATATGTCTCTTGCACATAGATTTTATAATGACCAAACTTTATGGTGGATTATTGCAAGAGCAAATAATAATTTTGTAGGTAATATTAAAATGGAAGTAGGCCAAAAAATAATTATACCAAGAGAAGTAGGTGAAATATTAAAACAACACACTAAAATAAATCGTATATAATGTTTCAATTTGACCAGATAGATCAAAATATTCAAAAAACACTATTCAATAGAATAGATGCTTTAAATAGAAATGAATCATATTCACCACTTGAACCAAGAAATGTTGACTCTTCAAATGCAATGGATGAAATGTTAACAAAGTCAGTTTGGGCTAGAGTTACTTCTGCCGTTTACGATTATGATGAAGATGGTAATGTGGATGAGAAGAAATTATTTAGATTGTCGAGTGCCTTTGAAGGTGGTGAATCAAAAACACCAATGAATAAACCACTAACATCAAAAGAAAGTTTAGAGACAAGTAAAGCAAATGCCGTTTTTAGACCACATAGTGGAATCACATCTATCAATACATCATTTAAAAACCATTCAATTCAAAATGTAACTATTAATTGGAAGTTTTGGGATATACGAGATTTTGATAAATATAAAAATTCTTTATTAACACATGGTAGATTAGTATTGGTTGAATTTGGTTGGGGTAAAAATAATGGAATTTCACATGGTAAAACACCTGATCCAGATAAAGTTACACCACCAGTAACAGATGCAAATGATATGGTTCAAATATTTAAAGCAACTAATCAAAGAATAAAACTGGCAGGTGGGGATTACTATTGTGCAATTGGTAAAATAAAATCATTTAGTTATAAAATTAATGATCAAGGTGGTTTTGATTGTACTACAGAATTAACTTCAATGGGAAGTACATTATTTAAAGGACAGATAGAACCTGCTCCAGAGGAAGCAGTTAATGAAGTTATAGTAGAAAATAATTCTAAAATAAGAGAAGAAGCTTACAATAATTCAAATTTCCTTTTTGAAAAGTTTATGGAGAATTTTGACAATAATTTAAAACAAGCTTATGATAAAAACGAACAAGGAGTTTATCATGATGGAGAAAAGGGATGGTGTAATTGGGCGTATTTTGAAGATGTAGTATTGAATACATTTTTTTCATTTACTACAGAGGGAGAAAATTTACCACAACCAGATGGTACTAAAGATTATGGAAATCCAAATAATTCATTAATGACTTCAGTACGAAGTTCAGGAGTTACATTTAAAATGGATAAAGAGGGAAAAAAAGAATCTGAAGTTTTAGTTGGGCCCCATACATGCAGAAGTGGTAAAAATTTATTTACAATTTCAAGACATATTATATTACCAGGAAAAACTGCTGGTATAATTCCAACACAAGGTACTCAAGGATTAAAAGGTACAATCGGTGGAGTAATGAATAGTAAATTTAAAGGAACTGAAACTTTAAAGGACTATATTACTTTTTTTAATACTTTACGAGAAATTGAAGATGATAAGGAAAGAATTCCAAGATTTGAAATAACTAAAGAAGAGATGAAAACTATAGATGATGAACTAACAGATAAAAATGAATCACTTATACCTTCAATCGAAGGAAGAGGTATTATAAGAAACTTTTTATTTAGTAGTGATTTTTTAAAATCTCAGTTTTCAGGTGGTGTTAGAGATTTAGAAAGTGCTTTAAATAGTTTTTGGTCATCTGTAAATGCTCAGTATGGTAGTTATTGGGATTTTAAAGTTGTGAATCAAACAAATAATACTGGACAAATTGGAGTTGTTGATTTATATTCTACAAGATTTAGGGTAGGTGATGTTAATCCAGAATTAGATATGACACACACACAAACTAAAGAGAGAGATTGTAATCGTACATTTGTTTTTAGAAATTATGGTAAAGATTCACTAATGAAAAGTTTTGATATGGATGTTAAGTTGAGTTCAGCACAAGCAACAATGGCAATGTTTCATACTAATAAAAATACAAAGAAAAAGGGAGATTCAAGTACACAAAAACCAGAAGATTTCGGACTTAGAGCTTTAGCTGAATTACAAAATACTGATTTATCAGGTGCAGATGGGGATGATAAAGATAAACATAGAGATGTAATACTTAAAAATATTACTTATCCAGCAGCTGAAGGTAAAATAGTTGGAAGAGTAAACCGTTCAAATCAAAATTCAAGTACACAACAGTTTAGTGCAAATCTATCTTTGAAACAACCATATGGAGATAAATCAGCAGAAGAAATTGTAAAAGAATTAGATTCAAATAGATTAACTGAAGAAGAAATTGATGAATTTGATGAAGCATATAATTGGTTTAATGTAGATACACCACAAAATATTGGTTTAATTTGGAATCCAGATGGTACAATGATACCAAGTTATGAAAAAACTATGATATATCTATTAACTAAATCTCCTGAAGCTCAATATGAAGTAGACCCACTCGTACCATTGGGTGTTAGTTTTTCAATGCCAGGAATAGGTGGTATAGATTTGTATGATATGTTTGCAGTAGATTATTTACCTGAAGTTTATAGGAAGTATGCACTATTTCAAGTATCTTCTATGGATCATCAATTAGACGCATCTGGATGGACAACTTCAATTACAGGTCAAATGAGAATTGATATGATAGGTTTAAAGAAAGCTACAGGAAAATTAATAGAACCTGAAACTAAAGTAGTAATAGGGGATGGAACGGATTCGATTAATTTTGTAGATTTTCATGTAAAATCAAGAGAATCTCAACAACCACAGGAATAAAATTGTATTTGGGATTTAAGTTATATATTTATAATTAAATAAGGTTATAGTAAATGGTTATATGGTTCACAGGTCAACCTGGTTCGGGTAAGACCACATTAGCAACAGAACTTTACGATAGATTAGTTTCTTATACATCAGAGGTAGTTGTGCGTTTAGATGGAGATGATTTAAGAAATACTTTAGATAATAAAGATTATTCAGAAGAAGGTCGTAGAAAGAATATTCAATTTGCAATAGATATGACAAAAGTGTTAGATGACAAAGGTTTTATAGTAATAGTATCTTTAGTATCACCATATCGAGATATGAGAGAGAAGTTAAAATCTAACAGAAATATTGCAGAGTTCTATTTATATACAACAGAGATTCGTGGTAGAGAAGATTATTTTGCAGAAGGTTATGAACCACCACTACATAATTTTACAGGTATAAATACAAACAGACCAATAGAGGAGTGTGTAAATGAAATACTCGATGTTTATCGGCAGATGGCAACCGTGGCATAAAGGACATAAATGGTTAATCGAACAACGATTAAAAGAGGGTAAGAATATTTTGATTTGTATTCAAGATGTAATACCTGATAAAAATAATCCATTTACAAGTGAGGAAGTTTATGATATGTTATCAAGAGAGCTAGTAGATTACATTAGAGTTGAACAAGTTAAACTTATGATTATACCCGCAATAGAAAGTGTAAATTATGGTAGAGAAGTTGGTTATGAAATAATAGAACATACACCACCCGAAGAAATAGGTGAGATATCTGCAACTAAAATTCGTGAACAATATAAAAAAGAAAGAAGTGATGAATTAATAGATATAATTAGGAAAAGGGGTGAGGCATAATGAAGATTGATGTTTTAGATAACGGTTATATTGAGAAGGATATAATAAATTAATGGGCATCATTGAAAGAATTGATGAAATTACAGGAATGACTCCAGAGTATAGCTCTGTTGTTCCACCTGCCCCTAAGTCAGTCAAAATCGAAATAACTGGCAGATGTAATTTTAAATGTCATTTCTGTGCACACTATCAACGTCTAAGAGAGGTTGGTGAAATGAATAAAGACCTATTCAAACGTCTCGTAAAGGAGATGCGGGATGAAGGTGTGGAAGAACTGGGTGTGTTCTATCTCGGTGAATCATTCCTCTGTTCATGGTTGCCAGAAGCAATCGAATATGCTAAGAAAGAATGCGGGTATCCGTATGTGTTTTTGACAACGAATGGATCACTTGCAACTCCTGAAAAGGTTAAAGCATGTATGGAAGCTGGTCTGGATAGTTTGAAGTTCTCTTTGAATTATGCTGATGAACAACAGTTTATTGACATCGCCGCCGTGAAACCAGCACTGTTTCCGAAGATTGCTGAGCACGTAAAGGGTGCTTACAAAGTACGTGAAGAAGGTGGATACGATTGTGGTGTTTATGCATCATTCATTCAATATGATGTAATTCAAGATACAAAGATGAATGATTATCTTGATGATGTTCGTCCTTATGTTGATGAGCTCTATGGGTTGCCTCTTTACAATCAGGCGGCTTTGATTGAGAATGATGAGTGGGCTTTTGTTCAGGGTAATCGTGGCCGGCTTGATAATCTTCGTGATTCGATTCCTTGTTGGAGCATATTCACAGAAGGACATATCAGTTCTGATGGTCGATTGAGTGCTTGTTGCTTTGATCACGATAACAGGTTTAACATGGGTGATCTAACGAAACTGAGCTTCATGGAAGCATGGCATTCACAACCATTCCAGGAACTTCGGAAGTCTCATCTTGAGAAGAATGTAGATGGCACTATCTGTGAAGAGTGTGTAGTTCTATAAATAGAATATTTGACGGGTGGTAAAAGACATTAACGTACATTAGGATTGAAATATAAAGGGATTCTCATAATGAAAATAG